TGCGTCATAGATCCGCTACGAGTTAAAGGTTTACAGGCCCCTAGCCTTGTACTAAGGCTCACAAGGCTCCAGGCTTGTCAGATAGGGGTTCTACAAGGCTCCAGCCTTGTTCTAGGGCTAACTGTCACTACTGTCATGCTACTGTCATAGCGTTGTCGCAGGTCAGATACCCTAAATGACAGTAATGACAGTATGACAGTAGATATGTAGGTCATAGGTTGTGATGTGTGTATGCGCTCTATAGGGGGGTGGAGTTGGAAACTTGCTGTCATGCCGTCATACTGTCATATCTGGTACCTGACCTGCGATGACGCGCTAAACCTACCGTCACGCCATCTGTCATATGACAGCAGGAAGCCCCGCCGGTGGGTGGCCGACGGGGCTTCTGGTGTCAACACGACACTATTTACCGAAGAAGTTGTCCTGTGTCAACGCGTCACGAACCCTCAGGAGGTAGCCGCGAGCCGTGTTCGTGCGCGTCGCCTTCGCTCCGCGAGCAGTCAACTCGCGGCCGAACGTCAGGATCCCCTTGGGGGTGATGTTGCCGGCCTCGCACCAGTTCTTGTAGCTCCGGTAGAGGTTGTCGACAGGTGTCATGACGTCACTCTCGACGACGCGTTCGGTCATCCACATGCCGAACTCGTCTTCCTCCTCGATGAAGCGCTCGGTGTCCATCGTCGCTTCGAGAGGCGCCTCGAGACCGCGGGTGCGCCACTCCTGGGTGCCGCGAACGGCCCAGGCGAGCACGCCGGGGAGCTCGTTCGCGATGATCCGAGCTGCGAGGTTGCGGTCGATCTCTTCGTCAGGGATGCGGACAGGCCAGGAGATCAGGCGCAGTCGCCGCATGGTCGCCGGGTCGTGGTTGATGTGCGGGAGGTGGTTCGTCGTCATGTGGACCTTGCCGACCATCTGGAATTCGCGGAAGTCCTGGCCCATCCCGCGCGCCACCATCGTCCCGCCGCCGCTGAGCCTCTTGATCGTCGCTTCGTCGAGTCTGGCGCCCTGTGTCGTCTCGTCAAGGGCGAGCCAGCGGCGGCCTTCCATCCGGGCGATGTCGGTCGGGTGCTGCTCCATCCTCTTCGCGAGCAGCGTGTTGCTCGGGACGGCTTGTGCGTAGTCGCCGAGCATCGCTGCGATCACCTTGAGGAAGACCGTCTTGCCGTTGTTGGTCTCGCCGTGGTGGAGAAAGAAGACCTGCTCGCCGACGTCGCCCGTGATCGAGTAGCCGACGATCCGCTGGAGATAGTCCCGCACGTCCTTGCTCGGGATGACGCGCTCGAGGAAGGCGACCCACTGCGGACAGGTCGCTGCGGGGTCGTAGTTGACGGGGACCTGCTGGCGCATGAGCATCCCCGGCTGGGGGGCCATGAGCGCGCCGGAGACGAGGTCGAGCACGCCGTTCTTCACGTTCAGCAATCGGGGTTCTGCGTCGAACTCGAACGAGCACGCGTTGAGCACTCCCATGTACCGGATCATGGACGCCGCCGCTGAGATTCTCGCGGTGTAACGCTGGTCTGTATTCCACTTGAGGAACTCGATCCGCTCGCTCGTCGGCTCCTTCTTGCCGGGGCGCATCCCGAGGGTCTCGGAGTACAGCGGGGCCTCGAGAATCTTCGTCTGCTCGAGCATGTCGATCACGGCGCGCTCGCCTGCAGTGGCGGAGTCGATCCACCGGCCGTCGAGGAAGATGGCCCATATCTTGAGCTCGGGGATCCACCGGAGGCGGTCGTGGTAGAGCGCGACCGTGCGGTGCGCGTTGCCGAGGTCGTCCCAGGTGTACTTGCGCCAGGGCGTCACGCTCTGAGGCGGCTCTGTCACGCCATGGACCGTCGGCGTCCCGCCTGCGGCCATTGCTGCACCGATGATGTCCACCGGGGGCGCGGGGAACGGCGCCGGCTCGGCGCGGTGGAGTTGGGAGCGCCACTTCGCGGCGACGTCGTTCGGACCCCATTGCCCACCCGTCGGTGCGGCGTCGCGAAAATGCTCCCAGGCCTGCTCGACGCTGAGCGGGTTCCAGTCCGCGAGCGCGATGGCCGCCATCCGGATCGCCTTGTCGGCCTGGAGCTTCTCCCAGCCGCGGCCGATCGAGTCGGTCTGGCCGATCGTCCACGACGCGCTCGCGCGCAGGTCCGACCGGATCCCCTCGATCGAGCTGGCGACGAAGGCGTCGATCCGCTGCTTCTCGGCCGGTGTCAGGGCGTCGTAGGCCACCGACGGCGTCGTCGTCTTGCGCATCTTCTCGGTCGGGGCCTGTGACTGCAGGTGCGCAACCCAGGAGGCCGGCAGCAGGGGCAGATCGGCGACCTTCGGGGCCTTGGTCGTCTCGGGGCCGTACCACCAGGCATAGGTGTGCCCGTCGGGGTGCAGGGAGGGAGAGACGATCGCGTAGCGGTGATTCCAGCGGATCGTCTCGATGCCCTCGCCGACGTCGCCGAAGCGGGACTCGACGCCCTCGGGCAGCCGGAAGAGATAGATCCCGCTGGTTCCGTCCGTCTTGGAGCTCGAGCGCCACGTGGGCGGCAGCGGGCCGAGGATCTCCTGCAGGCGGGCGTAGGTCGCCATGCCGGCGGCCTTGTAGGCGTCGATGTCGATGCCGACGACGTCGTGCGGTAGGCGCAGGGCGATGTTCGAGTCGGGGTTGGTCTCCGACCAACTCTCCACGTCGGCATAGGACGGGTAGTAGTCGACGCCGCCCGTCGTGCCGTCGGGAGGCGGAGTCTTCTTGCCGTTGGGGAGCGGGAGAGGTGCCCATCCGGCCTGGTGGTAGTGCCGGGCGTACTCTCCGAATCCTGTCACTTAGAACTAGCCACGACGACGCGGCTGGCGACATACGCTTCGAGGGCAGAGCGCTGATACCAGATGCGCCCCTCGATCTTCACGTAGTCGGGGCCTCGTCGCTGGTATCGCCAGGTCACCAGCGTGCGTCCCTCGACGTGGAGGATCGCGGCTACTTCCGCGGGCGAGAGCAGTTGGTCCACAGGTTCCTCCTAGGATGGGGCGACTCGAAGGACTATACACGCGGGGTAGACATGAGTACAGTCGGCGTCCATAGCAATCTCAAGCAACCGGAGGCCTAGATGACTGCCCTCTCGCCCGACATCGACACCCTCGAGTCGCTCGACTTCGCCATCCCGTGCATCGGGGTCGACTGCTCGAACGCGGCCGAGTGGACCGGGGACACGTGGTGCTCGGTGGGTCAGCACAGGATCACCACGATGCTGTGCACCCCCTGTCGCGACGCATGGGTCGAGTTGGTCCAGAGATCTCGGGAAGCCATCGGGAACAAGGCTCCAGTCCGGTGCCTGGCCCACCTGTGCGCCGTTCCTGACCTCGTGTGGGTGCACCTGTGAGCACAGCGCTCGACGACGTCCTGGCCCACCTCGGCTACGCTCACCGGCCCCAGCAGGACGCGCTCTTCGCCCACCTCATGACCATCGACGGCGGCGGCGTCATCGCCCAGGCCGGCACGGGCACGGGCAAGAGCATCGCTGTGCTCGCCGCGGCGGCCGAGTTGGCCGAGGTCCACGGCCTGCCCTCGCTCGTGGTGTGTCCGACCAACATCTTGCTCGACCAGTACATCGAGACGGACGCTCCGGGCGTCGAGGCCTCTTTGGGGGTCCGTGTGCGCGCGCTCAAGGGGCGCAACCACTACCTCTGCGCGAGCGCCCCCGGCTGGCTGGTCGCCCGTGACCCTCGCGCGGCGCACGCGCTCGCAGAGCGGCTGAATGACCGCAGCAAGGTTCAGGAGACGCTCGACACCTACTATGGGTGCCCGGGGAGCGACGAGTGCGACCCGGATGGCGTCTGTCACTACCGGATGGCGAAGGAACGCTTGCAGGACGCCGACATCATCATCACGAACGCGCACCTGCTCATCATCGACGCCCAGCTCAAGGCGGCCAGCGAGGACGGGCCACGGATCTTCCCGGACCTCGGCGCCATCTTCGTTGACGAGGCGCACGCGCTCGAGGAGGTGGCCCGCGGCTTCACCGAGAGCTCGATCAACCTCGCGACCGTCGACTCCATGGGGCACTACGGCGCGCCACTGGTGGCCCTCATGAGGACGTGGGAGCGCCAGGTGCGCGAGCCGCGCGAGATCGGCACCCACCTCATGCCGCACCTCGCTGCAGCGTTGCGCACCCTCAAGATGTGGAAGCCCGAGGAGAGCGAGCGGCCGAGCCAGCGCAAGTACGACGTCGCGCGCGCGGCGCAGAACATCCTGCTCGCCGGCGAGCGTGGGGTCTTCGCTGACGGTCACCGCGTGCTCTGGTTCGATCCGCCGAAGGACAAGAAGATGTCGCGCGTCGTCGGAACCGACATCAACCTCTCGGCGATGATGGGCCAGATCCTCCACGCCCAGCCGTTCGCCATGGTCTCGGCCACCATCCCCTCGACGCTCTCGCGGGCGCTCGGCGTGCCTGAGGCGCGCTTCATCGACGTCGGGCACCCGTTCGACTACGCCCGGCAGGCCGCCATCGGCTTCTCGGCCCTGCCAGGGGACTATCGCTCGTCTCAGAGCCCCGCGAACATGGCCCAGCGCGCCGACGAGCTCGCCCAGAAGGTGCTCGACATCGGCGGCGGCGCCCTACTCCTGTTCAGCTCGTTCCGCGACCTGGACTTCGTCTACGCCCGGATCGCGCTGCGACTGAGGTCCGCGGGGATCACCGTGCTCATTCAGGAGCGCGACTCCGACAAGAATCGGCTCGCGGACATGTTCAAGAAGGATGGGAACGCCGTGCTGTTCGGCTCCGCGTCGTTCGCCACCGGCTTCGACTGCCCCGGTGACGCGTTGCGCATGGTCTCGCTCTGGAAGCTGCCCTATCCGGGGCTGGACCCTGTCACGCGGGCGATCAGCGCCGCCAGTCGCCAGCGCTACGAGGACATGATGCTCGTGGCGTCCGTGCAGGCGATCGGACGGCTGATCCGCACGTCGACGGACTACGGCACCGTGTGGGTGGCCGACTCGCGAGGCCGCGAGAAGTTGATCGCACGCAGCGATCCGATGACTGCCCACCTTCGGGAGTTCGCGCCGCTATGATGGCCTCACGGCGCTCAAAGTGGCGCCGTTGAACGACGTACAAGCGACGTTGTCGACGAGGAAGAGGAAGAGCTGTGTCTGCTTCTCGAGGTCCCATTCCTCACCGCACAGAAGAGCGCCGTCGCGAGAACGCCCCCTCGGACGGTCTTGAGGTCACGAAGGCCCCGGCCGCCGCGGAAGTCACCATCCCTGATCCGGACGAAGACTGGCACATCATCGCGAACGACTGGTACGTCTCCCTGACTGAGAGCGGCCAGTCCCGGTTCTACGAGCCGAGCGACTGGATGACCGCCTATCTGCTCGCTGAGCAGATCTCGCGCTTGCTCAAGCCGCGCTTCGTCGGGTTCCAGCAGTATGCGGACGGTGGCACAGAGCCGGTCATTCGCAGCATCCCGATGGCTGGCGCTGACGTGACGGCCCTGCTGCGCGGCATGACGTCGCTCATGGTCACCGAGGGCGACCGTCGTCGTGCACGCCTCGAGCTGCAGCGCAGCGGCGAGGACGAAGGCCCTTCCGCGTCGGTCACCGCGATCACCGATGCTCGGAGCGCTCTGACGCTCGTGCCGACGCCATGATCTATGTACTCGCTCGAGACCTGAACGAGGCGCTCCAGTGGGCCTTGTTTCACGGGCTTGAGAGAATCGACTGGACGTACCTCGGTTCATCGAGAAGCACGGAAGGGCTTCGCTTCACAGAGGTCGACCGGATCGTGCACTGCGCGATGGCCGTGGAGCACCCCTCCTCGTTCGAGATCGTCGACGCCATCGAGCGCTCTCTCGTGAAGTCGAAGATGACCGAGACGCTGTATGGAAGTCTTGTCCGTCAGGAGGTGTGAGATGTCCACTCTCTTGACCGCTCCTCTTCCTTCGGCTGAGCCCCACTGCCTCGGGCCGGTCTGGCAGAAGAACCCTGACGGCTCCTGGAAGCTCCCTGAGATCACCCTCGGCTGGGAGGTCATCGGGTGGATCGCAGAGAACCTCCTGCTCGACGGTGAGCCGATCCGGCTGACTCTTGAGCAGATGCGGTTCGTGCTGTGGATGTACGCGTTGCGCCCCGACGGGCGCTTCCTGTACACCGACATGGTCCTGCAGCGCATGAAGGGGTGGGGCAAGGACCCCTTGGCCGCCGTTCTCGCTGCGGTGGAGTTCGTCGGTCCCTGCCGGTTCTCGCACTGGGCCACCGAGGTCGACGTGCAGAAGGCGGCCAAGCGGGGCCGGGTCGTCAACGTCGGCGACCCGATCGCTCGCGACAACCCCTCGGCGTGGGTTCAGATTGTCGCCGTCAGTCAGGAGCAGACGAAGAACACCGCCGTACTGCTCGCCGGCATGTTCACGAAGGCGTGCATCGCGAAGCACGGCATCGACGTCGGCAAGGAGAAGACTTACGCCTACCACGGCGCTCGACGCATCGAGATCGCCTCGAGTGCCTGGCGTTCGATGGAGGGAAACCGTCCTACCTTCGTGATCCGCAACGAGACCCACCACTGGCGCTCGGCCAACGAGGGCCACGAGTTGCAGGCCGTGACGCGACGCAACCTGGCGAAGGGCCAGGGCGGCCAGAACCGTGGCCTGGCGATCACGAACGCCTACTCTCCCGGCGAGGACTCGGTCGCCCAACGTCAGCGCGAGGCGTACCTCGACGTCCTCGAAGGGCGCTCTGTCGACACCGGGGTGCTCTACGACTCGCTCGAGGCGCCGCTCGGATCCACCCTGATCCCGCCGTACACGTACGTCAAGGACGGCATGGCCGTCACCGAGCTTCGCGACGCCGACAACTCTCCGGTCCCCCCGAGCTCGGAGGTGATCCGGGAGCATCTCCGCCGCATCCTGGAGGTCGTGCGCGGCGACGCCCTCTGGCTCGACATCGAGACGCTGACGAACGAGATCCTCAACGGCGAGACCAGCCAGGAGACGGCCAAGCGCTTCTACTTCAACTCGATCTCTCTCGGCGACGACGCCAGCTTCGACTCCGACGACATCACTGCCACGATCGACCCTGAGGTTCTCGAGAAGCGCCACGGCTGGGAAGGCGACCCGCTGCGGATTAGCTGGCTCAAGATCTCTCCGAGGGATCCCATCGTGATCTTCGGCGACGGGTCGAAGTCGAACGACTCGACGGGACTCGTCGGATGTCGGGTCTCGGACGGCTACCTGTTCACCATCGGCGTGTGGAAGAAGCCCCCCGGCGACCGGGGCCGCGCCTGGATGGCGCCGCGCGAGGAGATCGACATGCGGGTGCGCGAGACGTTCAGCAGGTTCAACGTCGTCGCATTCTGGTTCGATCCCTCACACACGAAGAACGATGAGGACTCCACGAGGTACTGGGATGGCCTGGTCGATGCGTGGCACCAGGAGTTCGGCAGCCGTCTCGTGGCATGGGCGCAGCAGTCTGGGGACCGGCGATCGGCCGTCGGGTGGGACATGACCTCGCCAGCACGTCAGGTAGCGTTCGTCGAGGCGGTGGAGCGCTTCACCGACGAGATGGAGAGCCACGCCCTGACTCATGACGGCCACCCTGACCTTGTCGATCACCTTCGTAACGCACGCAGGAACATGACCGCGGCCGGGCTCTCCGTGAGCAAGATCAGTCGCTCGAGCAAGAAGAAGATCGACCTCGCGGTGTGCGCCATTGGCGCACGGATGCTTCGTCGTGTCGTGATGAACCTCGACACGGAGACGAAGACCCCCGCGAAGGTCTGGTGGGCACCAGTAGACTAACCTCACTCGACCAGGGAGAGCACAGATGGTACAGCCGCGGACAACCCGTGCTCTTGTCTCGACCCAGCGATCCGAGCTGAAGGTCACTCGTGCGTCCAGCGTTGTCGGGCAGGTCAGTGAGCTGTTCCCGCTCTGGCGCGCCTCGTGTGAAGAGGCGAAGGTTTACGAGCGGTGGTACAGGAACAACCTGACCCCGAGAGACCTTCCGAAGCTGCCCAACAAGGCAGGCAAGGACATCAAGGATCTTCGTGACGAGTCGCCGACGAGCTGGGCGAAGATGATCGCCGACTCGTTGAGCCAGGATTTCATCGCTGACGGAATCAGGATGACGGCGAGTGGGGACATGTCTCCCGCCTATCAACTGTGGCAGCGGAATGGTCTTGATTCTCGCCAGAAGCCTGTGCATGATGGCGTCATCCGGCACGGCAAGGCGTTCAACCTCATCGGCTCCGCCGTCGGGCGTCTCGACGGAAAGCGCACTGCATTCATCCGGGGGAAGTCGGCGCTCAACTGCGACGCATTCTTCCGTGACGACTTCGACGAGTATCCCGATGTCTTCATCGAGGGGCAGTTGCAGACCAACGTCGATGGCTCGAAGCAGTGGCGGATCGACTTCTGGGATGATGTCGCGCACCACTGGCTGTCATGTGAGCAAGACGGCTCGAAGATGGAGTACATCACTTACGAGCCGCACGGGATGGGCCTGTGCCCCGTCGTGCGCGCGGCCGGGAACATCGACCTTACCGGCCGTACGATCGGCGAGATCGAGCCCTACATCACGCTCTTCCGACGTATCAACCAGTCGACCATGGACCGTCTCGTGGTGCAGCGATTCGGGGCCTTCGTCGTCCGGTGGATCGCCGGCATCGAAGAGCCCGAGACCGACGAGCTCAAGCGCGCCGCGGCCATCGCCCTGAGCATGACCGACCTGCTCGTCTCTGGCAGCGGGGACACGAAGTTCGGCTCCCTGCCGGCGACGCCGCTCGATGGCTACATCAAGAGCCGCGAGGCGGACATCCGGGACCTGTCGGCCGTCTCGCAGACCGCCTCCTTCCACATGCTTGGCCTGAGCGATAACGTCGGCGCCGAGGGTCTCGCCGCGGCGGAGGCCTCGCACGCGCGCAAGGGCGAGCTGTGGAAGATCAGCCTCGGGGAGTTCTGGGAGACCTCGCTGCGGCTCGCCGGGTTCGCCGCCGGCCTGCCGGAGGTGGCTTCCGACTTCGAGAGCCGGATGCACTGGAAGGACACCCGGACGCAGTCGTTCCAGAGCCTCGCGCAGGGGCTCGGGACGCTCGCCACCCAGCTCGGGATCCCCGGCGAGGCCCTGTGGAGCCGTATCCCCGATTGGGAGGCTCCAGACACGGTGAACGCGAAGCGCATCGCGACCGAGATGGCCGCGCAGGCCGCCGTCGAGGCCGCGCTCGCCGCCGCCGCAGCACCGAAGGGGGCGCCGGGTGCCAGCAACGCTCCTGCAGCTCAGTGAGGCTCAGCGCACTCTCCAAGGACAGATCGCCGACGCTCTCGGCCTTCTGATCGGCCCGAGATACCGCGCTGCGATCACCGGCAAGCAGACCGACGCCGCCTCGAGTGCGTGGGCGGCCAGCGTGCTTCCGCTCGTGCTGCAGTTCCGTCAGCGCTCGGCCGCTCTGTCGCAGGAGTTCTATCTCCGTTCGAGGCAACTCGAGGCGCCGGGGGCGCGCATCGCGCTGCCTCGCGTGTCTCCGGATCCCGCGATCGAAGAGGCCGTCATGACCTCTCTCCTGGTGACTGGGGTCATCGGCGTGTACGAGAAGATCGGCAAGGGAAAGCCTCTTGAGGTGGCGCTTGCCGAAGCTGAGGAGGCCGCCATCGGGGCCGCTTCTCGGCACGCTCTCGAGGGCGGACGCTCCTACACCCGCAACGCGGTCGCGATCGACGAGCTCGGTGTCGGGTACTTCCGTCAGACGCGTGATGGGTGCTGTTCTTTCTGCGCCGTTCTTGCCAGCCGTGGCGCGGTCTACAAGGCCGACTCGTTCAAGTATTCTGACCTGCTGTTCAGGAACGACCCCAACTTCCCGACCGAAGACAAGGTGCATGACAAGTGTCACTGCACGCTGCAGCCGACGTTCCGGACCACGAGTCCGATCCCTGATCGGAACAAGGAGTACGAGCAACTCTGGAAGGACGCGACGGTCGGCAAGAGCGGGAAGGCCGCACTGAACGCGTTCCGAGTCGCCTACGAAGCGAAGTACCTTCCCGCTACACTGGCCGCATGAGCGAGCAGACCTTCGTCCTCAAGACCTGGGCAGAAGCCACGGTCATCCACCAGACCTCCGGCGACGAGCTCGCCGAGTCCGTCAAGGAGAAGTGACATGACCGCAGGACTCGGCGCAACCACGCTGGCGAACAAGTGGCTCGACATGCTCCGTGGGGTGGCGTTCACCGCCCCCGCCGCGGCCTACGTGAAGCTTCATGTCGGGGACCCTGGCGCGTCTGGCACGGCGAACCCTTCGGCTGTCGTCACCCGGCTCGCAGCAACGATCACCGCGGCTGCTGCCGGGTCGACCGGAGCTATCTCGAACGCCCCTGAGTTCACGATGACGGCGACCGAGACCATCTCGCACCTGTCGGTGTGGGACGCCTCGACGGCGGGCAACTTCCTCTGGTCCGTCGCTTTGACGGTCTCCAAGAGCGTCGTCGCGACCGACATCCTGCGACTCGACACCCTCGGCATGGCGCTCACTCCCATCGCAGCCTGACCGGAAGGGCGGCTAGCCCATGAGCGCCGCCGTTCGCGCTGTCGTCACCGCCTACAACACCGCGAGCACGACTTCGCGCTCGGTCGTCGTCCCGGCGGGGTCCGTCGTCGGGGACTACGCCCTCGTCTTCGCGTCCGCCGAGCGCACGATCATCCCGACCACGCCTGCCGGCTGGACCGAGATTCAGTCGCTCGCAAGCACGGGCTCGGCCTCGATGCTCGCGTGGAAGGTGCTCACTTCCGGCGATCTCGGCGCGACGGTCACCACGACCGTCTCCACTTCGAGGCGTCTGTCGATGGCTCTCGTCGTCATCTCCGGAGCAACAGGGACTCCGCAGTTCGTCACGCAGGCGTTCACGAACTCGAACCCCGGCGTCATGGTTGGACCGGCGTTGACGCCGACCAGCAACGACTGCCTGCTCGTCGGCCTGCTCAACGCGATGAGCTACGCAACTCCGTACGAGCGCACTCACACGGTCGACTCTCCCTACACGGAGATCGTGGACGTTTCGTCGACCTATGCGACCGGCAACGATGCCCAGTGCGCTGCCGGTTCGCAGAGTGTCGTCGGCGGGTCCGGGGTCTCTCAGTCCGGTGCGACGATCAACTCCTCGTCTGGTAGTACCAACTTCTTCGGGACGACCGTCGAGTTCACGAGCGCAGCGACGTCGACCACGTACGGCATTGATGGAGCTTCGAGCGTCACTGCGACTCAGGACGGCTCCGCCACTCGCGTCGCAGTCGGCGACTCGGCCTCGAGTGTCACTGCGACCGGCAATGCGACGTCGACCCGCACTACGCTCGCCGATGCCGCCACGAGTGTCTCGGCCGCTCGTAGCGCGACGGCAGATCGTGTTGCGCTTGCCGACGCTGTCTCGAGCGTCTCGGCCGCTCGCAGCGCCTCCTCGACTCGCACCACGCGTGCTGGCGTCTCCTTGGGGGCGTCGGCTGCTCGTAGCGCGACGTCGACCCGGATCGGACGCGCCGTCGCCTCTGCTGCCATCGTTGCGGCGCTGGCTTCGTCAGCGACGGTCGTTACTCCCGCCGGCGCCCAGGCCGTCGTCTCCGTCTCGAGGACCGCCTCTGCGACCGTCCTGCACCATGCGGGAGCCTCCGAGGTCGTCACTGCCAGCAGGTCGGCGACAGCAACCCGGAAGGTCGCCGGCGCTGCCGCGACGGCCGTGACCGCTACCCTCACGGCCAGCGCGAGCCTCGTCAGTATGAACGCCATGGACGCCCACCTGGCGGTCACGGAGACCTCTGCGGCCACGATGACCAAGAGGGTCCTGGGGCAGGGCGCTCTCGGGGCCGCGGCGACCGCGACGGCTCACGCCACGCGCATCATGACGCCCGACGCTTCCCTCTCGGTCTCCGCCGCTCCCACCGCGTCCGCCATCCTCACCGCCCCGGTCGGCGCTGACACCTCCGTGTTGGCGGAACTCTCCTCTGCAACTACCCGCACGACTCTTGCCGATTCGGCTACCTTGGTAGAGGTAGGCCTGTCTGCCTCCGCGACTGTGCTCACCCCCAATGCGCGACGAGACATTACCGTCGTCATCTCTGGCCCGGCTCGTCACAGGACTCCCACCTCTGCCCCCTCTCGCGTCTCCGTCGACGCCGTCGGCCCCCGCTCTGCTTCCGTTGTTGTCTCTGGTCCGAGGAGTTAGCCATGCTCATTGATCGAGCCGAGCGGGTCTACGCGAAGTGGACACCGACTCCGAACCTCCCGCTCGAGGTCAGCTTCGACGGTCGGACGACGTGGATCGCAGGCGCCCCCGGACTGGAGGATGCCGACGGCAACTGGTCTGCGGACCCCGCCGGCGGGGTCTACGCGATCCTCGTGGCCGGTCCTGACGCCGTCGGCAACCCTGTCGACACCGTCGTTCTCCAGCTCGGGACAACGAAGACGATCGCTCGCATTGTCGATTCCCCGGAAGTGTTCATCGAAGTGACAGGAGAGATCGGCGTTGGATAGCGTCGATCGTCCCCTCTCGGCCCGTGTCGCGATGCTACGATAACCGCGACAAGGGCCTCTGGCGGCGACCGGCCGTCTTGACCGAGCAGAACTCAAGGAGATCATCGTGACCGGACGCCAGACCTCTTCTGCGGACAACATCGTTGGCATGTCCGCCCCCCTCGTTCTCGTGAAGTCCGGCGCGCAGACCGTCGCCGCTCTTCCGGGGCGCTTCTACAACGACCACGGCGTGCCGATGGTCGTCAAGCGCGTGCACGCATCCGTCGGGACCGCTCCGACCGGAGCCGGGCTCACCGTCGACGTCAAGATCAACGGCACGACCGTCTTCACGGCGGCCGGCGACCGGGCGACCGTCGCCGCGACGACGTTCGCTGGCTCTGCCGTCCCAACCAAGAGCGGGGATGCCATCACCCTCCTCCCCGGCCAGTACCTCACGGCCGAGGTCGCCCAGGTCGGCTCGACCATCGCCGGCTCGGATCTCGTCGTGCAGATCACGCTCGGCGTCTGAGCACATCGCGCTACGATTCACCTGAGTCGATCAAACGGTCGACCAGCCCGGCTCAAATGGGCCACCAGAATGAGGAGAACATCGTGGCAAAGCTCCCCGACAAGTTCGAGGAATGGACACCGCCGTGGACCGCCGAGGAGTTCGACGCGGATCGTGCAGCCAGACTCGTCTTCAACGCCGAGAAGGCCGCCGAGAAGGCGAAGGACCGCAACGCCACGCTCCTCACAGAGAAGACCGCCGTGGAGACCGAGCTCGCAACGACGAAGGATGAACTCGTCGCGAAGGGCAACGCGTCGGACGCGGAGAAGGACAAGGCTCTCGTTGCGGCCAATGCCCGCATTCGAGACCTCGAGACGAACGGACGTCCGGAAGACTCGGCGCTCCTCGCACGCCTTCGGGTAGCGATGGATGCCGGACTGACGGCGGACGACGCTGAGCGGCTTCGGGGCACCACTCCGGAGGAGCTCGCCGAGGACGCCGCGGCTCTCGCGGAACGCTTCGGTATCACGAAGAACGACGATGCAGACGGTGGCAAGCCTCCGGCGCGCGGAGTCATTTCGTCCAGTGCCCTCGGCAACGGACGGGACCGCACGGCAGACCAGGGAGTGCTCCTGACTCCTGAGCAGATCATCGCTCAGGACGCGAAGGACGCGAACAACGGTCTCAACCTGGCGTTCCGCTGACAGATCGCGTGACGCGCACCCGAGCACGGGCCGCGCTCCAGTCAAGAAAGGAACAGGCTCGTGACCAACACATACCTGCTTCCGCAGCAGCGCATCAACCTTGTGCTCGCGGAGCTGTGGAAGAAGAGCAACCTCACCGGCCTCATCACGCCGTTCAGCGGTGACGAGTTCGTCGGCACCCAGAATGACACCCTGATCTACAAGACCAAGGGCATCACGAAGGCGCGCGACTACGAGTACCGCAACCGCTCGCGCGCGATCGTCTGGGACGAGATCTACCGCAACACGCTGCCCATCACCATCGGCGAGCACATGACGGTCGGCAACAAGTGGACCGACGAAGAGCGCAAGTTCGACATGACGAACTTCCGCACCGAGATCGCGGCCCCGATGGCCGAGGCGATGGTCGACCGCTTCGACTCGAAGGTTCTCGCCGCGATCCAGGCCGGCCACTGGGCCGTCACCGATCTCGACATCGCGGCCCCCGCGGCAGCCGACGAGAAGGACAACTCGGCCCTCAAGGCCGCGCTCGCCCTCAAGGGGAAGTGCGACGTCGAAGGGATGCCGGCTCGGGGTCGGCGTCTGGTGCTCGGTGCGAACGCGCACACCTTCATCGCGTCCTCGGCGTCGATGCTCAAGTACGACCCCAGCCAGGCCCTCCAGGTCTTCCGCCAGGGTGTCTCGGGCACCATCGCGGGCTTCGAGGTCGTCGACGGCTCGCAGATCCTCGGCGAGAACGACATCCTCGCGCTCCACCCCTCGTGGGCGGTTCTCGCGAACGCCGCGCCGGAGAACCCGGAGAGCCTCAAGTTCTCCGAGCGGGCGTCCTTCAACGGGTACTCGGCCCGTCTCGCCGCGCAGTACGACCTCGACTACGCGGCCGACCGTCTGCTCCTGAACACGTTCTGGGGCATCTCGGAGATCAAGGACCAGTACAGCCGTCACACGGCTGCCACGGCCCTCGCCGCGAACGATGGGTCCGAGGTTGGCGACGTGGTCATCGTCGACGGCCTGACGGTCTTCACGGGTCTCAACGCCCGCGGGGCGTCGGGGACCTTCTCCCAGCTCTGACCTGATCGACCAGGGGAGCCCCGCCCGGTAAGTGGGGGCGGGGCTCCACCTCGATAGGAGACAGCGTGTCCGCTCTGTCAAGCGTCAAGGCTCTCGCCACGCTGCTCAAGGTCACCATCGACGACGACGACCCCTACGCGCGACTGATCCTCGAGCAAGCCTCCACATCCGTCCGTGACGCCGCAGGGCAGCCCGGGTGGACGCTGTCTCCTGATCCCCTGGTGCTCTCGGAGTCCTTGCCCCCCCAGGCCGCCATCGACATCACCCTGTGGGTGGCCCAGCGGGCGTACACGAATCCGAGGAACCTCTCTCGTCGGGGGAGCGGCCCGATCTCCGAGGCGTTCGCCGACATCGGCGTCTACGGGGTCGAGCTCACCGACGGCGAGCTCGCTCGGATCAAGGGTGCCTCAGGGGCCAAGAAGGGCGGCCTGTGGGCGCTTCCGATCGCTACCGCGGGTGACACCACCCCGTACCCCCTGACGGTGCCCGACATGATCGACGGGACGCCGTTCACGATCGCTGATTCAGACCAGTTCCCCTACGTGAACTATGTCTGATCGCGGGAACGAGACGGTGACCCGGTATGCCGGAGCTGGCATCCGGGACAACTTCGGCGACTACCCGAACCTCGGAACCGGGGTTCCTGTGACTGGGTGCGCCGTCTACCCCCGCGGAACGACGGAGGAGAGCGGCGCCGCCTCCACCGTGATCGTCGGATACACCGTGCAGGCTCCTGGCGGTTCGGTGTTCGCCGCGGGGGATCGCGTCGGGTGGCGCGGCGACATCTTCGACATCGAGGGCAAGCCTGGCTTGTGGATGTTCCTCGACGGAGAAGAGGCGTCGGTGCAGTTCGCCATCAAGGAGGCGACGGGCTGACATGGCGACCGTCGAGGTGCGTTACAAGCCGGCCAACACGTCCTTCGACCTTCGCCCCGGAACCGGGACCGAGGCTATGGATGCCTTCCTGCTGTCTCCTCGCATGGCCCGGGTCACGTTCCAGGCCGCCGAGGAGATCGCAGCCGGCGCGCGAGCACTCGCGCTTGCCGAGGCGTTCAAGACAGGGCGCTATCACGACTCGATCCACGCCGTTCCCGGCGAGGTCATCGTCATCGCCGGCAACCCCCGCGTCTCGGCCGCCGTGGTTGCCAACGGCGGGTCCTACCGGAACGCACGGAATCCTGAGACCTCGATCGCGGCAGTCGTCGAGTGGGGCAACGCAAACGCTCCCGCCCGGCACATTCTTCGTCGCGCCGGTGAGCCCTTCGACACCGAGAAGATGGTGTCATGAGCTATCCGGATCTCGAGGTTGCACTCTCTTCCTGGCTCAAGAGTCAGGATCTCGCAACGGACGCAGGAACCGTCACTCCGAGCGTCATCCCGGACGGATTCGTTCGCGTGACCAAGGGCGGCGGGACAGACGACACCATCACCGACAGCTCCATCATCGACGTCGACGTCTTCCACTCCAGCAGGGGCAACGCTTTCGACATGTCGGAGGCCATCAGGGACGCGTTGACGCCTCGCACGCGCGTGGGGTCCGCTATCATCGACCGCGTAAGGACTGGTGCGTCCCCGCGTCAGATGCCGTGGGACAACACGAACATCAAGCGGTTCTCGGCAAGCTACACCATCTCGGTTCGCCGAGACTGACCCAGAAGGGACGCTCTCGTGGCTACCTACGACAGCATGAAGTTGCAGGACTCCTCCAACATCCGGAAGTCTCTCGGAGGCGCGTTCTTCCTCGCTGACGGGGCTGCGGACGCGATCACCACTCTGACGACCTACACGGCCGCCGTCACCGGCCCGCCGATCGTGCCCGAGAAGATCGAGCTCACCACGCTGCCGTCCGGCTACGAGGACATCGGCTACACCACCGACGATGGCTTCGGGTTCGAGAACGACACGAGCCAGAGCGACGTCTCCTCGTTCCAGTCCACCCAGCCGACCCGCTCGGACATCCTGACGGACACCGACACGCTCACCGTCGTGGCCCAGGAGACCAAGATGCTGACGATCGGCCTCTACACGGGCGCCGACCTCTCGGCGGTCACGCTCGCGACGGCCAACCCCGAGCTCGCCATCGCGAAGCCCGACCGCCCGAGCGCTCGCTACTGGCGTGGCCTGGTCGTCGCAGTGGACGGCGAGGGCGACAACGAGTTCTTCATCGCCCGCTTCTACCCGAAGCTCAAGGTCACCGGCAAGGTCGGCCAGAAGTACGGCAAGGGCGACGACCCGATCTCCTACGGCGTGACGTTCACGGCGTTCACCGACTCGACGCTCGGGTACTCCTGCAAGTACCTGTTCGGCGGGCTCGGCTGGAAGGCCCGCGCGACCGCCATGGGGTTCACGCTCGCCTGACCATCGCCGGCTGGAGAGGGATGACCTCGGGCGGCAGCGCTCTCCAGCCGGTGACACCTTCTTCCGCCCGAGCAGATCAAGGAGATCATCGTGTCGATTCGTCTGGAGAAGAAGGGCGCTGTTCAGGTCGTCGAGACCGAGCTGCGCGCCGTTGCCCTCGAGTTCGACGGCTGGCGGCGTGCCCCGCACGCTCCCGTCGTCCAGCACGCTCCGGAGCCCGACAAGGCTCCCAAGAAGTCCACCGCCACCGAGAACGTCTGAGGAGATCCACATGACTGCCGCCCGCAGCCCCCGCTCCGCCACCGCCAGCAAGATCGACCTCGACCTCGACACCCTCGAGCGTGAGACGGCGCCCGATCCCATCACGATCAAGGTCGCCGGTCGCAAGATCACCCTGGTCGACCCGTTCGAGATCGACTGGCAGGTTCTCGCCATGATCGATACCGGGCAGGCTCCGATGACGACCATGCAAGAGATCATCCCTGCCGAGGACTTCGAGCACTTCCTCTCGGCCAAGCTCAAGGGCTGGCAGGTCAACGAGATCGTCACGCTGTGGCGCGAGCGCTACACGACGCTGACACCGGGAAACTCCGCAGGCTGACGTACTACCTCTCTCGGTACGCCAGCCAGATCGAGGTCGACTTCTCGCGCGAGTACAACGGGATCGACCTGGGGGAGCTCTGGCGAAGCAGAAAGTGGCGCAAGCTGCTCAATCACATCGACAGACTCCCCCGGGCGAGCCTGTTCTACTCGGCCGTGGCTGACGACGAAGAGCATGTCGCCATGATTCTCGAGGCCGAAGAGAGGAACCCCGACCTCAAGAAGGTGGGCTCCGCTCCGCACCTCTCCGACTACACGCCTGTCGTCGAGCGCCTCGACATCCTCATCGACCACGTCGACGGGGTCATGGGCGCCGTCGTGGCGGGCGCCGGCGGCAAGCCTCCGCGTCTGGTTCCTCGACCGCGTCCAGAGACGGCATACGAACGCGTCGCTCACCGTCGTCGCAGTGCTCAGCAGCAGCAGATCGCCTCGCGGATGCTCGGGAAACGATAGACTCCGCATAGTTCGTCCGACGCCAGCAGAGGAGCGTGAACGTGCCGTACTCCGCTGGCACAGTCTTCCTCCAGGTCGTCGCCTCGTTCAATGACGTGCAGAAGTCGATCGCACGCGAGACGAAGATGATGGGACCTGCGATCGCGGCGCAGGTGCAGAAGGGCCTCAAGGACGGCAGTATCGGGTCTGAGAAGGCCGGCAAGGACGCTGGGGACAAGTACAGCGGCGCGTTTGTCACCACGGTCCAGACCAAGATTCGTGCGGCGCTCAAGAACATCGGTGACATCGAGCCCGGCATGGATACGTCCAAGGCCGAGTTCAAGCTGGCGAAGACGCTCGAGAAGATGAAGGCGCTCGCCGATTTCAACATCGGCGTCGATATCACCCCCGAGGCAGCGCTCGCCGAGGCGCGGAAGCTCGAGACCGAGCTCCAGGCGATTCTTCGCAACCAGAACGTCGAGATCGACGTTCGGACGAACGCGAACCTCGCCGCTCGTGAACTCGCCGCGCTGCGCACCGCGATCGGTCAGTCGATCGGCCCGAGCGCCGCCGATGCCGCCGAGGCTCAGCGGATTCAGAAGTCGCTCGTCACGGCCGAGAAGGCCGCCATCGCCGAGAAGGCCGCAGCCGAGAAGAAGGCCGCGGCCGACTACGCGATCCTGCAGCGCAACGCGGCCCGCGAGAATGCCGACTACGACGCGAAGAAGGTCGTCTCGGCGCGCACCGCTGCGCAGCAGGCCAAGGACGCGAAGCTCCAGGAGGACCGGAACTACAACCGCGACGTCCTGAATCTCGATCGCGACCTGGCCCGAGCGCAGTCCGCCGTCTTCGCCGCTCGTGCGCTCGAGTCTGAGCGGACGAACAAGGTCTCCACGAAGGGCAGCGGCACCGAGGACTACGTCGCCGCCCAGGCGGCCATCGCAGCCCGCTACGCGGCCGAGGAGAAGGCCGCGTCGGCCGCTGCGAACAAGCGGATCCGCGAGGCGGCCAAGGGCGCCTCGGGCGAGATCGCTGCGTCCGAGATGGCTCAGCAGAAGATCGAGGAGCAGTACAAGGAAGAGACCCGCGCCGCCGCGGCGTCGTCGGCCGAGCGCATGGCGCTGGCCCGGCTCACGAGCGCGTTCGAGCGCCAGCAGGCCAAGAACGCCTCTGAGACCAAGACGGGCGCGCTCGCCTACTCCACCGGCCAGGCGGCCAACTCCTTCCGTCTGTTCAACGGCTACCTGCTCGCCGCTGTTGCGCTCGGCCCGCTCCTGCTGCCGATCCTCGCCGGTATGGCCGCGGGCTTCATGGCCGTCGCGCTCGGTGCCACCCTTGCCGTGGCTGGCGTCGGTGCAGCCATCGCCGGCCTGGCCGGTATCGGGTCGGCCGTCAGCGCGCTCTCCGCCTTCGACAAGGAGAAGCGCAAGCAGACCACCGGATCCGGGGCTGGGAACGCCGCGATTGACACTCGCGGGCTCCGTGATGCCCAGATTGCCCTTGCCCGTGCTCGTCAGGACTCCGGCGCGCGCATCATCTCCGCAGACAAGCAGCAGGAGCAGGCTGAGCGGTCGCTGACGCGTGCCGTCAAGGATGCGGCCACTGCTCAGCGCGACCTCATCCTCGCGCGTCAGCAGGCGGCCCAGGATCTCGAGGACATCAACAACCGGCTCGCCGATGGCGTTCTGCAGCAGCAGCAGGCGATGTATGACCTGCAGGCCGCGAGCTACACGCTCAACAACGTGCTCGAGGACCCTCAGGCGACCGCTCGCGAGAAGGCCATCGCACAACTCTCCTACGACCAGCAGGTGCAGTCGCTCAAGGAGCTCGTGATCTCGAACGAGCGCCTCAAGGTGGAGGTCGCCGATCGCAACGCTGCTGGCATCGAGGGGGCTACGAACGTCCAGCAGGCCGAGCAGAACGTCGTCGACACGACACAGGCCGTTGCCGACGCACAGGACAACGTCGCGACTGCTGCAGACGCTTCGGCCAAGGCTCGCATCGACGAGGCTCGCACGATCTCCGACGCAGAGCAGCGCGTCGCCGACGCGATGGTCGACCTGCAGGCGAAGTCGGTCGACGCCGGCGTGGCGGGCTCGGCGGCCATGGACGCGCTCAACGAGGCGATGGGGAAGCTCTCGCCCGCTGGACAGACGTTCGCACGCTTCCTGTACGGGCTCAAGCCGCTCCTCGACGGCATCCGGGCAGCAGGGCAGAGCGCGTTCCTCCCCGGCCTGCAGGAGAGCATCCAACTCCTCGTCGATACCTACGGGCCGAGTCTGACCACGTTCATTGCCGACATCTCGAAGGTGCTCGGAGATCTTGCGACCCAGGGAGCCAAGGCGCTGACGTCGCCGTTCTGGCAGCAGTGGTTCTCGATGATGGCTGAGTATGCGCCGATCTTCCTGCAGGCGTTCGGCCAGATCAGCGGCTCCCTGCTCGAGATGATCGCCGGTGTGCTGCAGGCGTTCGCACCGTTCTCCAAGGACATCGGTGATGCCTTCGTCTCCATCGCGCAGTCGATGGCCGGATGGGGTAAGAACCTCAAGGACAGCCAGGGGTTCGCCGACTTCCTCGGGTTCGTTCGGGATAGCGCGCCCAAGGTCAACGAGCTCATGAAGAACCTGGGGACGCTGCTCGTCAACCTGCTCATCGGGCTGGCGCCGTACTCCCAGATGCTTCTCGACCTCCTGGTCAACTTCACCGACTTCCTGGTGTCGATCCCACCCGACCAGCTCGGGAAGATCGCAATTGGCGTCATGGTGCTCGTAGGCGCCCTCCAGGCGCTCGCTGGCGTCGTCGCGATCATCTCTTCCGTGTCCGGCCTTATCACAGGCGTCTCGGGCGCCATCACAGCCCTCACGGGTGGCGCTGCGGCAACCACGGGCGCAGCGGTTGTCGGAGGTGGGGCTGCTGCTGCAGGCGGTGGCGAAGCCGTTGCGGCAGGTGCCGCCTCCGGCCCGATCGGATGGATCATCCTCGGCGTCGCTGCCGCGGTCGCCGCGCTCGTGCTCCTGTATCAGAAGAACGAGTGGTTCCGCGCTCAGGTCGACGCCATCTGGGCGCAGATCGTCGCTGGGTTCAACACGGTCATCACCTTCCTGCAGACCTACGTCTTCCCCGTATTCAACGCTCTGTGGAACCTCGTCATCAAGCCAGTGTTCGACTTCATTGTCTGGGAGTTCACGCTCTTCCAGGATGTCGTCAGTACGGTGTTCGGGTTCGTCGTCGGGATCTTCAACGACCTCGTCTTCCCCGTGTTCAACGCACTGTGGACGAAGATCGTCCAGCCGACGTTCTCCTTCATCGGTGGCGCCTTCAACATCCTGTGGCAGATCATCAGCACCGTCTTCAACATGATCTTCCAGATCCTCACCTACGTCATCTTCCCCGTCTTCCAGTTCCTCTACGACAACATCGTCAAGCCGATCTTCACGTCCATCGGTGACATCATCTCCGGCGTCTGGAACACCGTCATCAAGCCGGTCTTCGACCTGCTCGGTGGATTCATCCGGGACACCGTCGCCCCCGCCTTCCAGACCGGCATCGACGCCATTGCGCGCATCTGGAACACGCTCATCGACATCGCGAAGGTCCCGGTCCGGTTCGTCGTGGACACGATCATCAACCGTGGGATCATCGACACCTTCAACAAGCTCGTCGACATCTTCCCCGGCATGAGCAAGGTCGACCACGTCTCGCTCCCCGAGGGGTTTGCGAGCGGTGGCATCCTGCCCGGCTACACCCCGGGACGTGACGTGCACCGCTTCTACTCCCCGACCGCAGGAATGCTCGACCTGTCGGGCGGCGAGGGTATTGCTCGTCCTGAGCTCGTCGCGCGGATCGGCAAGAAGCGCTGGGCCGCAGCGAACGCCGCGGCGCGCGCCGGTCGGCCCGACGACGGCGTCCGCTTCCTCGGCGGATTCAGCGACGGCGGCATCCTGGGGTGGATCCAACGGGCGGCCTCGAGCACGACCGACGTCATCTCTGGCGCGATCGGCTCTGTCGCCGGGTTCCTGTCTGACCCGGCCGGCACGCTGCGCAAGATCGTCGAGACCTTGATCGGCACCGACAACCACGGCTGGGCGGGACTCGTCGCGAGCGTCCCGCTCAAGATCGTCGACGGCATCGCCGAGTTCATGAAGAGCCTCTTTGGTGCCGGTGGCGGCCAGCCCCCTGCAGGCGGCGGCTTCACGGGCGGTTGGCAGTCGATGGAGGCCGTCCTGCGGGCAGCCTTCCCGGGGATCGGCTTCTCCTCGGCCTTCCGGCCCGGCTCGATCTCGCTCAGCGGCAACCAGAGCTACCACGCGATCGGTCGCGCCGTGGACATCGCTCCGCCGGCCATGTCGATCTTCAACTGGCTCTCTGCGAACTACCCGAACAGCCGCGAGCTCCTCTACACGCCCGCCGGCGCCAGCCGTCAGATCCTCGGCGGCTTCCTCGGCGCGCCCGTCTCTCCGGCCCTGGCCGCCCAGCACGAGAATCACATCCACTGGGCCTTCGAGCAGGGTGGCATCATGCCGAACCTCTACGACAACGGCGGCTACCTGCCCCCGGGCCTGTCGATGGTGGCGAACCAGACCGGCAAGCCGGAGCCGGTCTTCACCCCCGACCAACTCAAGGGCCTGTCGAAGTCGGGCGGTAACGTCTACTTCACCGGGGACGTCAACGGTGGGAACGAACTTGCTCGGCGCATCGCCGAGGAGATCGCGAAGCGCCGGCGTGACGTTGACAGCCTGTTCGGGATCAGCCAGTTGGAGGCGACCATCTCATGAGCTCCGTCGTTCTCCTCCAGTCGCCCTACATTCCACCGCCACCCGTCTACGGCACTCCCGGCTGGGAGCGCATGATCCTCACCTGGACCGGATGGGACGGGTCCGTGTGGGACCTGACCCACCCGGACGGCGGGGTGTTCCTGACCCGTGGCGGCGTGCGCGGGCTCGGGATGCCCGACAAGATCAACCACTACCGCGACGAGAACGCCACCATTGACGGGGCCTACTGGCGCGGACTCAAGTACGGGCCGCGCGAGGTGTACTGGCCGACCCATCTGTTCAACGACGCCTCGACGCGCGAGTGGACCGACTTCGACCGGGCCTTCTGGAAGTCGCTGCACCCGCGCCGTGAGGGCGTCTGGTCCGTGACAGTTCCTGGTGTGAGCACTCGTACGCTTCGGCTTCGGCTGACGAGCGATGGGAGCTGGGCGCCCGAGGTCGACCCGACCTTCTTCGGCTGGACGGACTACCCGATCACGCTGCAGGCCGATCAGCCGTTGTGGGTCGGCGGGACGATCGCACGTGAGTTCGAGGGCGTCGGCGGGACTCCCTTCTTCGGAGGGACGACCGCCGGCGACCCGATCATTGTCATCGGTAGCGGCCGGACATTGTCGACTGCGTCGATCACGAACCCCGGCGACGAGGACGCGTGGCCCCGCTGGAAGGTGACCGGCCCTAGCACCATGGCAACGGTCGCCGTCGCCGGGCACACCGTCGAGATCCCCGTGACGCTCGCTGACGCGACGAAGTGGATCTCTATTGATTCCGACCCCACCGTGCAGTCGATCGTCGACCAGGACGGCAACGACGTCTTCGAGAGCATGGGCGCGATCGATTTCGGTGCGATCCCCGCCGGCGAGACGGTGAACCTGTCGCTGTCGATGACGGGCACAGGGAAGATCAGGGTCGAGTTCGATCCTCTCTACCTTCGGGCGTGGTGAGATGGCGCCGAAGATCGTCGTCTACAACAAGGCGTATGTCCGCAAGACGATGATCGGCGACCCCGTCTCCGCCACGATCATCCCGCGTCACAACGCTGTCGGAGCAGCAACGGTGGTCGTGCGTGCGAACCATCGAGCCGTTCCTCATCTGCTCCAGCCCGGCGCTCGCATGGTTATCACTGACGACGAGACCAACGTGTTCCTCCTCAGCGGTCGCGTGGTGAAGCGCAGTGGGTCGGGCGGCCTCGACAGCACGATGACGTTCGAGATCGAGGACGACTTCGCGATCCTCGGGCACGTCCTGGGATGGGTCCTGCCGGCCAACACGATCGACAACCAAGGCGCGGCCGGAAGCAACTGGGAGATGACGGGGCCGGCCGAGAGCGTGCTCAAGGCCGCGGTGTCGCAGAACGCGGTCACCCGCCTGGGCGGCATGGGAGTGAATCTCAGCGTGGCGGCAGACCTCGCGCGCGGGGCCACGATCTCCGCCAGTCTGCGATTCCACCCTCTGTTCGACCGCCTGTTCCCTGTCGTTGACGGCTCAGGCCTGGAAGCGGCCGGAATCGGCGTCACCGTGCGCCAGCAGAACGCCGGGCTCGTGCTGGACGTCTACGTGCCCAAGGTCTACCCTCGGCCCCTCACGGAGGCCGGAGGGGCCATCGCTGAGTGGTCCTGGAGCAACAGCGAACCGACCGCAACGCGAGTCGTTGTCGGAGGGCAGGGCGCCGCCCAGCTTCGGGTCTTCCGCCACATCGAGGACACGACTCGAGAGGCGGACATCGGTCGCATCATCGAGCGCTGGCGCGATGACAGCGGAGAGAGTGACGTCACTCGGCTCTACCTCGCCGGCCAGGAGACGATCGACGACGGGGCCGCGAAGAGCGGGCTGTCCCTCACACTGTCACAGACGGCCAACTTCCGCTACGGAAAGTCCCTCTCGGTCGGCGATCAGGCCACGATCGAGCTCGCCTCCGGGGTCCAGATCACCGACGTTCTCAAAGAGGCAACGCTATCCTGGAGCGGTGAGGACGGCTGGAAGGCGACGCCGAAGATCGGCGAGCGCACCGATGACCCGGACCTGACGTTCGGGAGAGTTCTGAGTCGCATCGTTCGAGCCATCTCCAACCAGACAAGGACATGAGGCCATGATCTCCATTGGCTACGACGGCACGGTGGACGAGACTCCATGGTCGAAGCTCGCCCCACGGCTCGGAAGCCGTTACGGCGTTGTGGCACTGAACGACTTCCACGTCACGGTAAAGCCCGCGGCGGACCGTACGGTCATCGTCGCCCCAGGAACCGCCTACGGCATGGGTATTGTCGACACCGAGACGGTCAACACCGAGGTGGCCCTGCCGCTGGTCTCGAGCGGAACCCAGTGGTTCTTGATCGTGCTCCGGCGTAACTGGTCCGGTGCCGGCGGCGCCACGACGGTCACGTACGTCGCGGGCGGGGCGACCGCGGCCGTCCCGTCCCGGAACGTCACACCAGGTACGCTGGACGACCAGCCGATCGCCCTGGTGCCCATCACCGCTGGCGTCCAGCTCGCGGGTACGCCCATCGACCTGCGGGTCTGGAACGGTGCCGGCGGAGCGTTCGCTCGAGACCCCCTGGTGATGCAGTACGTCAACGAGATCGGCACCCAACTCCGCATCGGCACCGACGACTGGACGGCAACGATCAATGGATCGTATGTGTTCGAGTGGAAGAAGAAGGTGACCATCGGCACTCGCGCATGGTCCTTCCCGCGCGGCGTGAACCCATCCTCGGATCACGATTCCTACTCCGCAGGTAGTGACGTCGGTCTCGTCGGGGGAACGATCGCAAACGCTCCTGTCGGATGGTATGTCATCACCCCCGTACTCCAGCTCGCCTGCGTCTCAGGGAACTCCCCGGGGGTCATCATTCTCAAGGCGAACTCGACAGTTCTCTCCTGTCGGGGCGACGTCACCACGACGACCCGAACTTTCTCTCCGCCGTTCACGTACTATCACGCCGGTGGGGCGCTGACGCTCATGGCCTACCATCACCTCAACGTCGGCACGGGGCTCCTCGCGAACGGCGGGTCCGCAATAGTGGTGGCGTTCCTCGGCGGTGAGGGATGAAGATCCCTCAGGTCGTCATGACACATCCATTCGAGATGGCTATTGCCGCAGGAATGCTTCTCGTCGGAGGACAGTCGCTACTGACGTCTGACCCGATGAATGCGCTGGCGGAACGCGATCTCGGTTCCGTGATGTCGGTCCTGTGGCAGGTGGGGGTCATCCTCGGAGGACTGTCGGTCCTCGTCTCGCTCATTGCCAAGCCGGCCCTGACTCGTCAGGGTCAGGGCCTTGCCTCATGGGGGCGGACGGTCGAAAGGGTAGGTTTGATCCTGATTTCGACGTCTTGCATGGTGTGGGCCTCCGTACTGCTCTTCGGAAACGACGGCGACAACTACTTCTCGATCGTTATGGTGTTGTCAGTAGGCGTAGGGAGCGCTCTCCGATCCCTCGCCATCCGACAAGCAGACATGCAAGTCCTCGAGAGTCTCAAGGTCATCAACGAGGTCGCCCGAAACATAGAAGCCGAATAGAAGCCCGGGGGTATCGCGGTGGATTGGGCGCTGGCGTTGGCTGGCCTCGTGTTCGGGGCTGGAGGCGGAGCTGTTGTCAAGACGGTCATCACAGGTCGAGCGTCGGCCAAGAAGATCGGCGCAGAGGCCGCAGCGGTCACGGGAAAGATTCCATTCGAGAATGATTCCCTGGCCGTTCAGAACGCTGAGCAGAGCTTGAACATCATGCAAGGACTGAATGTGACACTCGTAACAGAGAACGCGCGCCTCATCAAAGAGAACGACCGGCTCAACGGCATGATCTCAGAGAAGGACGCCGCTCTCGAGCGGTTGTCTCTCCAGCTCGAGAGTTATCGAGAGCGCGTTGAGATCGCAGAGTCAGCCCTTCGAGTGGCGAACTCGAAGTACACTGAACTTCGTCGGGATCTCGACGCGCTTCGCGATCACCCAGGGAGCCAAGCATGACCTCCTACCTCTACCCGCCATACGTCGCGATCTCTCAGGACGGGACCTTCGTCCCCAGCGGCTCCGGGACGATCTATGCGGAGACGGACACCTCCTTCGTCACGCCGCTGACCATCACGGATGCCAGCGGCAACGCGAAGACCTCCGTGGCAGTCGTCGGTGGGCTGACCGAGGCGTTCTACTGCGACTACCCCGAGGCTGTGTGGGTATCGGGCAACGTCATCGTCCCGATCTCCTCGCCGAAGGGGCTCCGGGCTGCCGCTGAGGCCGCCCAGTCGAGCGCCTACGGGTCTGCGAACAGCGCCGCCGCCGCGGCGAGCCAGGCCGCTGCCGCCGCCCAGGCCGCGGCGGATGCCGTCGCGCTGGCCGGTTCGAGCGGAGTCTCGTACTCGGCAGACTTCATGCCGTACCCCCGCGTCAAGTACGACGGCACCGCCTGGCCTACTACGCGCGTCGCGCCCGACGGCTACGTCGGCCCGCTCGAGTTCTGGTCCGGCTTGCATCCGTCAGCTCCAGAGCCCGCTGTCGCGGCCAACAGCGACATCTGGACCCGCGTCAAGCCAGTGGTGGCGTAGGGCCATGGCTCTGCAGTCATGCGCCCTTGACGGCGCGCTCTGGAACCCGTTCTACGGTGGCGGCTATCCGTTCTCCGCGGCACATGGGGTCTTCATCTATGGCGTGACCGAGCCGAGCACTGAGAATGCCGGAGTGCTTCTCGGCGTCGATCGCGACCTCTACGCGGGACCGTCGCAGATCGTCGGGTGGGCCACGCAGGCCGAAGCCTTCGCGAACATGGTGATGAACAAGAATGTCACCAGCCTCATCACCGTCAAGAGCGGTTACGTCTACTTCTACAACTGCTTCTTCTCGGGCGGTCCGGGTACGTTCGACACCGGTCAGGTGGACTGTCGCGCCGGGGCCGTAGCGCGGGTGACGTTCCTGCGTTGCACATTCAATCCGACGGCGCCGAGTTACTTCCTCGACGCAGTCATCGGCCATCACATGACCCTCGACCGCTGCCACATCTCGCACGCCGTGGACGGCGTCGGGTCCTACAACCAGTATGGGACCAGAACCGACAACATTGTCATGGGTTGCTACTTCGAGCACAGCGTGCGTTACGAAGTCGACCTCTCGCACACGGACGGTACGCACAACGACGCCGTCCAGCACCAGGGCGGTCTCGGGCTGACGGTGCTGGGTAACTCGTTCCACGGCTACGCCTTCCACGAAGACGGATCCGTTCCGGACGATCCGTGGTGGCGCACGGCGCAGTGTGTTCTTACGCAGGAGAACGTCGCAATCAACGGCGTCTACTACTGCGGCGACATCAATGTGCAGAACAACTGGATTTACGGATTCATGCACCCGCTCGTCTTCAAGACCCGGTCGTCCGGTGGCGAGACCGCATACGACACCATCGCAAAGAACAACCGCTGGATGAACAACGACCAGCGGATTTACGGGATCACGACCCCGCGGCCATACAACATCCGGCTCGACATGGCGACGACAATCAATGGGATCAGTTACCCGTTGAGTGACGTTGCCCCGGGCGGGACGCTCGACACGAATGGCAACGGATACGCCGACGTGGCTGACGTTGACCCGGTTCTTCGCGGACAGCCCGTGTACGTCCGCCGCGACAACTTCCTGGGAGGCTGACATGCCGCTGACCGTCCCGAAGCAGCACACGAACACCGGCAAGACTGTCGGCGCTGCGGTGCTCGCCGGAGAGTACGACGCCCTTCTGGGGACGAACCCTCCCCTGTACGGTGATGACGCCGGCAATGTCGTCGTCACCGTGGAGTCTCTCGTCGCGACGACGAGCGCCATGCTCATCGACAACACGGCAAACGACACCATGCGGATGCAGATGACGTTCGACTTCAAGCTCACCGGGCTGCCGTCCCAGGCCTCCGTCATCTGCGAGATGCGCAACTCGACGGCGAAGATCGGCACCGTCCTGATCAACCTCTCCGCCGGCAACGCAACGGTGCTGGTGCGCAACCGGCTCGACACCGGGCTGGTGGGATGGACGTCGGGCGTCGCGATCGCGCTGAACACCTGGTATCGCGTCCAGGTCGCGCTCGAGGTCGGCACGACGACGACCGGCAAGATGAAGGGCCGCCTGATCCGCCTGTTCGACGCCGTCACGATGGCGACCGGCGAGTCGACGAACCTCGATCTCGGGACGACC